CCTTTAGCGAGCGATCAATCAAGCTCGACTCAAGGTCTATTAATGCCAAAGCTAAAATATCGCTTTCGCATTATTTTTGAAAACTTTGGTGTAAGCACACCACGTACAGAACTAACCAAGCAAGTAATTGATTTTGCTCGTCCAAGCGTAAGTTTTGATCCAATTGATATTGACATCTATAACTCAAAAGTACGTTTAGCTGGCAAGCATACTTGGGACGATACTACAGTTAATATACGTGACGATGCCGGCGGCAACGTTGCTAAACTAGTTGGCGAACAACTACAGAAGCAATTTGACTTTATGGAAATGAGTTCAGCAAGTTCTGGCATTGATTACAAGTTCATCACACGTTGCGAAATCTTAGATGGCGGCAACGGTGCTAATGAACCAACTGTACTAGAAACTTGGGAACTATATGGCTGCTACCTAACCAGCGTTAATTACAACGATTTAGCATACAGTGATAGTGCTCCTGTAACAATGGGACTAAACATTCGCTTTGATAACGCACTACAAACCCCTCTCGATACAGGTGTTGGTGCAGCAGTAGGACGCACACTAGGTACAGTAGTAACTGGCTAATAAGCGATGGGTTTTGGTAGCACACTTAGTAATTTACTAGGTGGTTTTGGCGATGGCCTTACACAAGGGCTATTTGGCAGCGACTACTTAAAAGATTACAAACACGCAAGCAAAACGTTCTTGTCGGACGGATATGCGCTTGCTCCACAAACCAAATACCTGTTTCATGTTTATTTTACCATAAACACAGATGTGATTCCTGGTTTAGCTCAAGCACTAGGAACCTCGGCAACTGATAGAGCTACTATCGGTATGATGGTTAAAACCGCCGACCTTCCGCGGTTCGATATCGATGTTGCTGAGCTAAACCAGTACAATCGCAAACGCTATGTACAAACCAAGTTAAATTACTCTCCAGTTAACATTACTTTTCACGATGATGGCAGTGATTTAACTCGAAGCATGTGGTATAATTACTACACCTATTATTTTTCTGACGCAAAGCACAGCTATGACGGCATCGGCACTGATACAAGCACCGGGTTGGGCAATGGTATATTTGATTATAATCGCAGAGATATTTACGATAATTTGCGCAATGTAAATGAATGGGGCTATCAAGGCACTGGACCAACTGATTATAAACCAAACTTCTTTAAAGACATTAAAATTTATGGTCTTAATAGAGGAAACTTTGTACAGTACACGTTAATAAACCCAATAATTATAAATTGGGCGCATGACCAGTTTGATTATAGTCAGGGCGGAGGCACAATGACCAACCAAATGACCATTAAGTATGAAACTGTCAAGTATCAGCGTGGGCAGATCAAAGGTGGTGCAGTGCGCGGATTTGGTGAAGGATCTATGTATGATACAGAACCAAGTAAATTGTCTAAACCGGGTAGTACGAATACGATTTTTGGTGCAGGCGGATTGCTAGATGCGGGAGCGGATATTATTGGTGATTTGCAAAATGGCAACATTTTAGGTGCAGCATATACCGCAGGTGTTACATATTATAATAACAAAGATGCTGACTTAGGAAGCATGTTAGCTGAGGAAGGTGTTGGTCAAATAGCATTAGCAACTACCGCGGTACTAACTAATCAAAATGTACAAAATTCGGTTAGTAACTTTTTATTTCCAAAAGCAGAAGGTGCAACTAATAGTTTACCACTAGGGTCCGGGACTACAACGAGTAATAATGGGTTTACGAGTGCAACAAACTGGACCAACCCTAATACTGGATCTACTTTTGTTAGTACAAGTAGTTCATCTGCTGCTACTAATCCTGTGGCTAAACCTTGGGTAAATCCTAATTTGCCAGCAACTGATACTAGTTTAAAAGCAAGTACTCAGCCGACCGATGTATCGAGCAATGGCAGCAACGTAAACTACTACTGGGAAGAATAATGGCAACTGTAAATATCGAACGATCAACGACCACTACAAAAATCTATGATAAATTTTACAATGTAGAACTTGTAGTTAGTACACCTGAATATGATCTCGCAGTGTCATTTTTTAAAAAAATGATGACAGACCCTGTGCTAGCAGAGCAATTTGCTGCTAGTATTTTTCAAATTGCTAAAGACACTGGTGTTTCTGTGCAGACTTATCTTGAGAATTTGCAAGGCCAAAATGAAATGCAATTGACAATGAGCATGGCATATTATCTTAACAGTACTCGGTCAAACTCGACGTTGTTGGGTGTTGGTCAAGTTATTACACCAGACTATTACGCTGCGAGAAACGTAGCAATCTAAAATGGCTCGAACTAAATTCTCACAAGGAATATACGAGGTTCGCAACGCTAACAAATATGTAGGCAAAGGCAAGCCCAAGTACCGAAGTTCATGGGAACTTGCATTTATGAACTTTGCAGATAACAATGAACACGTACTACAGTGGGCCAGCGAAGCAATTAGAATACCGTATAGACATCCCATAACCGGCAAACAAACAATATATGTTCCTGACTTTTTTGTGGTATATAGAACCAAAGACAACAAACAAGTAGCGGAAGTAATCGAAATTAAACCAAAAGGGCAATCAGTTCTTGCAGAAAAACAAAATAATCAACAGCGTGCGGTGGTCGCAGTGAACTATGCTAAATGGGAAGCAGCGCAAAACTGGTGTAAACGACAAGGACTTGTATTTCGTGTAATTACAGAAGAACAAATGTTTCACCAAGGAAAAAAACGCTAACTAAATATCCTTATGTCAAAGAAACTAGAAGAATTGTTCGACTTGCCGCCGTCAACACACGATGAAGAAGAAACGGTAGCCGATGATTATGAAGAATCGTTTGATGTCCCACAAACCTACGAAGGATATAGCAACTTAGAAAAAATTGATGCTGCACTTCCTGCTGTTAAAAACCTTGAAGCAAGTGATAAAGAAATGGATCAACTTGCCGAAACCGCAATGAAAACTTATCAGGACTTAGTTGATTTAGGCATGAATGTTGAAGCACGTTTTAGTTCAGAAATCTTTAGTGTAGCAAGCTCATTACTCGGACACGCAATTACTGCCAAAACAGCAAAGATGAACAAGAAACTTAAAATGATTGATTTGCAGCTAAAGAAGGCAAAACTTGATCTAGACAGAGGTGATGTCGATGGCGGTGAAACAGCAACTGGTCACGTACTTGATCGCAACGAACTTCTCGACCGACTATTGAATCCAAATAAGAACAACAACGCATAAATATACTTAACTCAGGAGTTAAGTAAATGCGCTCGCTAACAGAATTTTTAACAGAATCTAAAAAGAACTACGAATATCGCGTCAAAATTGCAGGCGACTGTCCCAAAGAACACGTCGATGCACTAAAGAAACTTTTCGCTAAATTTAACATGGTTAGTATGTCTGACATGAAAACTACACCTGTTATGAAATGCCCATATGATTTTCCAGGCTTAGAAAATGAGTCTGTAAACATTTTTGATGTAGTGTTTGAATATCCAGCAAGCACAGGACAACTAGCAGAACTAATGCAAAAACTAGGCATTGCTGAAAATCGTGTTGTAATCTTAGACCGTAGATTTAACGACAGCATGGATGCAGAAGTTGCTGCTAAAGAACACGAGGGCGCATTATTAGACGACGAAACACTTCCTGCACAAACCTCAGAACAAAAAGCAGCCGGCGCAGCATATGGCAATAGTTTCCAGGATGTGGTTGCAGATATGGAAAAGCGTGAGTACGAAATTGCAGGCGGCAAAACACCAAAAGCACAAACTACAAACGATCTTCCACAAGGCACAAAGAGCCCGGCTGGGAGTTAATGAACGGTGAATAACATATATCAAATTCTAGAAAATCTTAACTCAATTGGTCTTGTAAACGAAGGACCTGTCGATGACGAGTATCAAGAAAAAATTAAAAATTGCAAAGGCAACCTAGACTGTATTAAACAAATAGAGCCGCCACAAGAACACCCACATCACAAAGGTGATGACGGTTGGGAAGACTGGGATGACGAAGACGACGACTTTGATTACAGCAGATACAAACCAGAAAAACCAAGAAGCACGTATTACGAGCTGGGTCCCGACGAAATGCCACTGGGCATTGATCACCTAGACAAAATGCTATTGCATGAATTTGGATACAAACCATGGATTCCTGCGGCCGGTGTTATTTTAAACGTTGCGCTAGGACCAGGAAGAAATTGGGCAAAAACCTACCCAAGATCAGCTTTGCCGGCAATGTATGATGTTGCGCTAGAAATTGCTGAAAAATGGATTGATACCGCAACGGAAAAAAATGCAATTAGTGTTAAAGCACAAGATGGAAAATCTTATTGGGTTCCAAACGAGATGGAATCAGCAAAACTCTTTAAAGTTTTGTATAGACTTATGTTGCCGGCTCGCGGATTTTGGCGAGATGAATCAGGCGAGTTAATGTTTGACGACAAAGAAATTAATGAAGGTGCCGCCACTGTATTTTCTGATGCAAAAGGACACCATTTAAAAAACGCTGACGGCGAAGTTGTGCAGAGTTTTGATAAAACACCAGAAGGTCTGCGTGCAGCACGCAATGCCTTGTATGCAAACTATAATGTACTAAGCATGCAAAAACCCAAGGAAAGTACCATGAATGAATTTGAAGAAAAGTTTAACACTGCTCTTAACGAGTCATTAACAATTACCACAACAGCAGGCACAGATCAACCAGATAATGTTAGTGTTAATGCCACAGATGAAGATGCACATACATTAGTTGCTATTCTAAAAGCAGCAGGATTGCCGTATAAAGAACAAGAAGCAAAAATCATTGCTGCTACACCGTGTGGAGAACAAGTT